AAGCCTGATTCTGCCGTTACAAGCACAAGCTTTCCTAGATCAATGACTGAGTCAGGAAGAGGCTCGATTGACATATGTGTGGGAAGGGGCCAGACAAGCTACTCAGCTGCCGGATTTTATCCGACAGGAGTTGAAAATGAAAGGGGTTACTATGAGTCAGCAAAGCGCCCAAGTAGAGAAATTTCACCTGATGACTTTGCTTTTGCAAATGAGAATTCTGCAGAGGGAGGAGTTGATCAAGAAAACGATCTATCTAGAATTTATTTAGCGATGAAGACAGATGCAGATGAGCATTTTTCAATAGATATTGAGAACATTGATCAAAGCGAAGGCGGGAAGCCTGCAATAGTTCTTAAATCAACACAGCTCAGGCTTGTAGCAAGAGAGGATCTTAAGATAGTAATCGGAGACGCTGAAACAGGATCTGCTGTTGTTTTAAAGTCTGATGGAAATATAGTCTTTGTTCCAGGCAAAGAGGGCGTAATTAAGCTAGGAGGTGATGATGCTGATAAGGCTATTCTCACAGCAGTCTCTACAACAACAGTAAATACGACTGGTCAAATATCTCTAGCTTCACCCGTCACTACAATTGCAGGTGGGATCTTAGGAAAGGACGAAGAATCTGCTACACTTCTTAATGAGAGCACATTTGCAACAAAGGTCTTGGTAAAGTAATGGCCAACTCTCTTGAGCCAGAAGTTCTGATGGAAGACAGTTCAGGAAATCTTTCACTTCCTGAAACTGAATTGGAAAGCTTTAGACTTGATGCAATTAATATATTAAGAACAGGTACAATTACTCCCGGATACATTCCTACAACAATTTTAAATCAAGTTGATGTAGGTGCGGCAGTTTTACCATTTGGCCCACAGCCATCTTCGGCTTCACAGCTTGACAGGATGATGGACGCCGATCCGCAGGCACTCTCAGCCTTCGATAACGGGCTTTCGAATGCCCTTAACTCAGCTGCACAATTCTTAAATGTCTCTATTGACTCTCCAATTGCAAAGACTATGGTGCCCCCATTTATTGATCCCACTATTGTCGTTTCAAAGGTCAGGACAGCTGTGAAAGAAGTTGTTACTCAGGTGAGTGATGCTGTAGAGTCTTTGCTCGAGCCTGTACTGGATGCACGTGACGAGGATGGCAATCGCTTAGTTGGTGATGAAACATATCAGGAGCTAGTTGACTCTGTCAGTTTTGAAGTTAGAGATCTTACACTTGAAGAAGTTCTACTGGCTTTACCAGAAGCTACACTTAGACTTGCAACACTCCTGGTAGCACCCATTGCGGAAAATATTAATGCTCTTTTAGAGGTATTTGGGATTCCTGGATTGGGTGATATTATAGACGGAATCAGACAGATAGTTCAAACCATTCAAGATATAATAATCCCACTCCTGATGAGCTGGGATGGCGAATTAAGACAGCTTCTTCGAGAAAAGCTTGAAGAGCTTATAACAAGGATCACTGATACAATTAAGACAGAATTGCAAGATGCTGTAATTGCTGCAATTGAGGCAATACTTGGAATCCCAATACCAGAACTCCCTCAACTTCCTTCATTTATAATTGGCTTACCTGATTTTTCAATTAATTTTTTTCCAAATCTTGAATTACCGATATCGCTAGGTGATTTTTTAAATTTTCCTCAAAATATATTAACTGAGATACTTGCACTATTTGATGCAATTAAAGAGTTTTTTACTGTAACACTATGGACACCAGAATTTTTAGCAAATCTTCTTGCAGCGCTAGCGCGAGGCCTAATCGGCCTCTTAGAATTTGTAGTTGATATTGTAATTACTATTATTAAAGCTGCATTTTCTATTACAGCAAATGCACTATTTAAAGCAGCATGTCTTGTAGCACTTGTTGTAAGGCTGGTTAAGTATATGTGTATATCGATAGTTGGATATGTAATAGGTGATGGAATGATTTTTTCATCAATTAAAGCTTCTATTCTTGCAGGATAGTTTTTAAAAAAAAGATTGTGAATGAAAGCTATATAAAATATTTCTTACATATATTCTTTTATTTATTCTCTATCAGTATAAATTTGCAATCATGATTACTTATCCTCTGGTATATTTAGTCTTAAGGATGAAATAAATTGGGCACTAGAAGCTTTAAAAGCGTTGGCGATACTCTCTCTGACAAGAAGTATAATAGAGAACTTGACACACCTCCTGTCGGAATAAAGACACCTTTGAGAAGAGGCTATGGAAGATCTGGAATATTTGATATGCATTTCAACATCAGAGATCAAATTTCAGATAATTTAAAAAATTTACTATTGACAAATCACGGTGAAAGGTTGGGTCTTTATGATTTTGGTGCAAACCTTAGACCTCTCACGACCGAGCTGCACTCACAAGAAGACTTCGATGGTGAGGCAATGTCAAGAATCAGAGATGCAGTTTCAAAATATATGCCATTTATAAATCTAGATTCTTTTGAATCATCTTTTAAGCAACCTCCAGATAGTGAATCTGTAGCACAGATAACCATAAGAATATTATATAGCGTCCCTCAGCTTCAGGTAGACAATGCCGGAATAGAGGTTATTTTATATTGTATAGGATAGAAAAGTGACAATTAATTCAAAATTAAAAAAGGATCAACTTAGATCTTATCTCAATAAGGATTTTGATAGCTTTAGAGCTGACTTATTGTTATACGCAAAGACATTCTTTCCAGATCAAATTCAAGATTTCTCTGAAGCAAGTCTAGGCGGGCTTCTTCTTGATATGACTGCATACGTTGGAGATGTTATGTCATATTATCTAGATCATCAATTTAATGAGCTAAACATAGAGACAGCAACTGAATCAGGAAATATAGAAAAAATACTTAAGTCATCGGGCGTCCCAGTAATGGGTGCATCACCTGCTTCTGCAAATGTTGACTTTTATGTTAGAGTAGATGCAGACACAACCGACACAACGCTTCCAGTTCACAACTATCTTCCCAAGATAGATGAGGGAACAACCCTAATAGCTTCAAACGGTGTAACTTTTACACTTACAGAGACACTAGACTTTTCTAAAAAAGATGATGATGGAAATTACATGTTTCAGCAAATTACTCCATCGTCATCAACGTTTGCAAATACATTTATTCTAAAAATGACAGGGCAGTGTGTGTCTGGAAAGACAAGGACAGAAAATATACCAATACCAAATCAGTTTGTTCCATTTAGAAGGGTGACTATTTCAAATCCAGGCGTGACAGAAATTATATCAGTTAGAGATAGTGAGGGAAATGAATATTATGAAGTAGGATCACTTGTTCAAAATACTGTGTATAAAAGAGTTTCAAATGTATCTTTAGACTATGATGAAGTTCCAGAAAATTTAGAAGTAATGCCTGCACCGTTTAGATTTGTTGTAGAAAATAGTATTGTAAATAATACTACTAAGCTCTTATTTGGGTCTGGACAGGCTGATTCACTAGATGATGATATAATTCCTGACCCAAGTGAGCTTTCATTACCGCTGTACGGAAAGAAGACACTATCTAGATTTTCTATAGATCCAAATAATTTAATTAAAACAAAGAGCCTTGGTATATCTCCAATAAATACTACAATTTCTATTAAGTACAGATATGGTGGCGGACTGTCTCACAATGCACCTCCGGGATCAATAAACGGAATATCTACACTTTTAACAACTTTCAATTCTGCTGTGCCAAAGTCAAAAATTTCTTCTATACGTGCATCAATAGATGTTATAAATCCAGAGTCAGCAAGAGGTGGAGAAAATGCACCATCACTAGAAGATCTGAAGCGACTCGTTGTCTCTGCTAGAAACTCTCAGTCAAGAATAGTAACAAAGGATGATTTACTTTCTCATATCTACATGATGCCTTCAAGATTTGGAAGGGTCTTTAGGGCAGGTGTAAGATCCAATCCTGAAAATCCGCTTTCAACAAGACTGTATATCGTAAGTAGAACTAGAAAAGGCCTACTTTCAACATCTCCTGATTCACTAAAAGATAACCTGGCTTTATTTTTAAATCAGAATAGACTGATATCTGATGCAATTGATATTTTAGATTCACCAATTGTAAATATAGGCGTGAAATATTCAATAGTTACAGATGCCACCTCTAATAAGAGCACAGTCGTCCAGATAATAAATTCAAAAATTAAGACTTACTTTAATGTCCTTAATTTTCAAATAGATCAGCCGATATTCTTAACAGAAATTCAAAATATTATCATTAATACAGATGGTGTAATTTCACTTTCTGAACTAGAGTTAATAAATTTATCAGGCACGTCTAGTGGAAGAGTCTACAGTGATGTTATTTATAGCATAGGATCAGCAACACTTAAGGGAATTGTATCTCCACCTCATGGGGGTATTTTTGAATTAAAATTTCCTAACGATGACATAATTGGTGTGGGAGAGTGATATAGATGTATCGAATATTAACTGCAAGCAAAGACACTTATATTACAAATAAGATTATCAATAGTGACATAAGAGCAACAGATGCAAATGTTGGAAAGGCAGGAACATTAGACTTATTTAAGCTGTACGCTGAGACAACTTCAGGATCAGATACATCTCCCACAGAGCTATCTAGAATTCTTATAAAATTTGACCTTGATCCACTTAGATCAATTACAGGATCCTTTCTAGATCCAAGTCACTCATCATTTAAATGCTTCTTAAATCTAACAGATGTCTATGGCGGACAAACCACACCCTCAAACTTTAGAGTATTAGTGGCACCGCTTTCTAAATCATTTGACGAAGGTGTGGGAAGAGATATAGTTTCCTTTTCTGATCTTGATTCATGTAACTTTATTACAGCATCTGTTTCAGGTGAAACTCCCACACTTTGGACATTTACTGGATCAAATAAGCAAGGTCTATTAGGCAGTGCTGACCTTGACATAGTAACAAGTGGAAATTTAAACGATGGAAATGGAGTAGCATTTCTTTGGAAGGATCAGCTATTTGAATCAGGAGGAGAAGATCTAAATGTTGATGTAACTACAATCGTCTCTGGGACACTTGCAGGGTTAATCCCAGATCACGGCTTCAGAGTGTCTTTTTCAGGAACAATGGAGACCGATACAAAAACTAGATTTGTTAAAAGATTTGGATCAAGGCATGCAGTAAACATTGAAAATAGGCCAAAAATAGTAGTTCACTATAATGATAGGCAGGAAGATCATCATAAGAATTTCTTTTTTAACCTTACAGGATCTATATTTTTAAATAACTTTCATAGAAATAAACCATCTTATATTTTAGACGGAAGAACTGGAAATGAGATAAAGGGTGACAACTGTGTAGTCCTAAGAATAGAGTCGGGATCACAAGATAGGGGAACATTCTTTACACATTCTGTTACAGCATCTCAGCACAAAATTGGAAAATCACATATTACAGGTGTATACTCTGCAACATTTGCAATCGGAGAATTTCACACAGGAACTTTAAGAAGTGAGATTGTTAACGCAGCATCTGCAACATTTTCAACTTACTGGGGATCAACAGACTATAAGGTTGGCTTTCACACAGGTTCACTTGTTATAAATACAGTAAAGCGAACAAGCTTTGATAACGTCCCTGATAAACTATTTTTAAATGTTACAAATCTAAAATCAAGTTATAGATCATTCGAAAAAGTCAGACTTAGAGTGTTTGTTGAAAATCTTGGAAAGGAAGTGGTATTTAAGAAAAAGCCGCTAGAGTCGACAAGCGAAGTATATACACAAATGTACTATAGTGTTAGAGATAGCTTAAATGGAAAAGTTATAATTCCATTTGATACAGCGTATAACGGAACACTTTTATCAACAGATTCTGATGGTATGTTTTTTGACTTTTATATGGACTCCTTATACCCTGGAAGAGTTTACTCTTTTGATTTTCTAATAAAGGATTTTGGAGCTGACAGAGTTTTCTCAAGTGTGGGTAGTAACTTCCGTGTGGATGAGTAATGTCAAAAGATAGAGTAATTAGTCAAAATAAGCCTAGACTGTTTAAGCCCTCTACAATTAGGGGAATACAATATCACGGTGGCGGAGCTACAAAGGAGATGTCTTTAAGCGAAGTCGTTGGCACAAATCTAGGAAGCACTTCATCTTTTAAGTATGATTCTCCGGGATCTGGATTAAAATCAACACAACAGTTGAATGTTGATTGGGAATATTTTGAGAATCACACGTTTTTTAACTCTGCAGTTTCAAAAGTAAATGTAGCATTTGATAGAATTATTAATGAATTTCCCTTTGATGGATCTGGCCAAGAGGTAGAGCAATATTTAGACTCCCTAACAGGATATGAGAAATATATCTTAGATCAGTTCCCCAAAAGCGTGGGCTATCTAAACTTTTCAGGATCTGGTGATTCAGTCGATCCTGACAATGGACTATACATAAAAGTAAAAGATTCTGCCGGAAGCTTATTTCCAGAATTTTCTACTTTAAATACTGGTGAACCTGTCCTTGATCCGACAACAGGATCTTTTTCAATAGAGCTTCAGCTATTAAGTGCTGACATTGCAAATCAGGAGCAGATTATATGTCAGAGAATATCTGATAGAAACCACGGTTTTGCACTAATGCTATCAGGAACAACTTCAACATCAGATGTTCCTATTATGTTTTCCGTAGTATCCGGTACTACTTCTATGATAGCTTCAGGTACAATTGCAAAGGGTTCATTTGAGCACATTTGTGCTGTTTGCGATAGAACAGAGGGGGTAGGAAAGCTTAGGCTATATGTCAACGAATCACTTGTTGGTGAATCAGATGGAGAAACTGAAACAGGCAAGCTTGGATTTACATCTGACAGCTTTTTCACAATAGGATCAGGTTCAATTATACATCTGAGCGGAACAAATTCAGAAAGTGAATCTTCAGAAAGGACATTTACACCTTTACAGACGCTATCAGGATCGATTGATGAGTTTAGATTTTTTCATAGTGCAAGATCTATAGAAGATCAAAAAGAATATGCAAAGAAATCTATTTTTTCAACTCACGATCTAAAGCTTTATTTTAAATTTAATGAACCAAGTGGTTCAACGGGTATCAATGACGTTGTCTTAGATGGCTCTGGTAAGTCACTTCACACAAGAATATCCAACTACCATGGTGCAGCTGCCGACATAGCTCTAAGGGGCACATCCTCATTCTACGGATCTGTTATCAAGCCTCCCATGACTGAAGAAGTGTTGGATTTGTCACCCGTTCTTTTTCCAAAGTTTGACAAAGTCACAGATCTAAATGCAAGGCTTCTAACATCAGCAAGCATGTATGATAGTGACAATCCAAACTTAATAACAAAGCTGATACCAAGCCACTATCTAGAAGAAGGTCAAGAGTTTTATGGCTTTTCAACAATAGATGGAACAATATCAGAAAACTATTCAGGTTCATCAATTCCAGGAACTGGAGATCTTGGATCTTCACAGCTCTTATCTGCGCTTTTATTTGTATATGCAAAGCAATTTGACGAAATTAAGATGTTTATTGATGAATTTTCAAGCATAACACGAGTTGATTACGACGCATCAGATTCTGTATCTGATGGATTTCTTCATTTTGCAGCAAAACATCTTGGAATAGAACTTCCAAATATATTTTCAAATGCTGATATCTTTCAGTATGTAGATGGAAACAATCTTAGAATAGATTCGTCGATCTCTGTAGAGTCTCTTTCATATGTGCAAAATCAAATTTGGAGAAGAATTTTAACAAATATGAAAGATATCACAATGTCAAGAGGGACAATTCACAGTGTAAAGGGACTGATTAGGTCAATGGGAATTGAGCCTGACAACATTCTAAGGATAAGAGAGTTTGGAGGACCTACAAGAAAGTCTCTAAGACACCTCAGAGTTAAAAAATCAGAAGTCTCAACACTTATCAACTTTTCAGGATCACTAGCACCGCTTCCAGCTGCAAGGCTCGATGAGCTTAATTATCAGGGATTTTTAACTGGAACACATCAATATCCAAGGATAATGTCACCATATTTAAGCTCCAGTAGGTTCGAGGCAGGATATCCAGAAATCCAGGGAACGTTTGTTAATAAAAACTGTGAATATAACACAATTGGATCTGGAAAAAGCATGGATCCAATCTGGAATCACAATGTCCATGGAGTATCAAACAATAAAGATGATGGCTTATTTACATCCGGCTCATGGACATATGAAGCAATTTATCAAATTCCCAAGAATATATTAACAGGATCTCACTTTCCAACACAGAGCCTTGCACGAATTCATGTAACAGGTTCTACTTACCCAGCAGCATCTGCTAAAGAGCCAGATAGGCATGGTGTTGTATTCAATCTAGTAACAACATCAGGCTCTAATGCAGTAACGCTGTTTGGTCGACCATCGTGGGCCACCACCGGAAAAACAATTAGACTTCATCTTACAGGTGCTAATATTTTTGACGGAAATATGTGGAACATAGCATTTGGAAGATATAGAAGTGATGATATCGCAACGGGAAGTGTGGGGTCTATTAGTTCATCTTACTTTCTCAGGTGTGCAAGAAACTCTATCGGAGAGATCAAAGAGTACTTTTCGACATCTAGTAATTATCGGATTGAATCGGTCTCGTCGGACCCACTTCAGAAAATAGATGACGCATATAACGCATCTGGTGCATTTGCAATAATAGGATCACAAAGCTTATATACAGGCGGGGGTAGATACCTAAACTCTGTTTCAAGCCTTCCAGCTGATGAGTGGAAGTCTGCAAGGACCACTCACTTTTCTGGAAAAGTTGGCCACATTAGGTTCTGGTCAAAGGGAGTAAGTGAGACAGAGTTTAAAGAGCACACAAGAAACTTTAAATCACTTGGGTCTGATGACCCAATTAAGAACTTTAACTTTGATAATGTTCCCACAGGTGCCTGGGGAAGACTAAGGCTTGATGCAACGACAGATCAGTCTGTTACTGATTCAAGCGGTCTAGGCACAGTAGACATCATAGACTTCTCACAAAGTGAAGTCTATGGAAAGACAACTAGACCTTGGAATATATTCTCACCAGAGGCAGCCAGCTTCTCTGGTGCAGGCACTAGGGGCGATGAGTCTAGATATTTCAATATGTCTGGATCTGGATTTGAAGAAAGCAAGCGGGTCATAGTTCCTGAGAATTTCTATTATAGCTATTTATCACCTAGATTTGATATGTTTGAGACTGATGAAAAGGTCCGTGTTAGAAGCTACCTAGACAAATCACGTGTTGATCAGAGTGAATATGCATACCATGCCCCCATGTATGATATTCCAAGTGCAGACCTTCCAAATGACGATGTGAGATTTGCAGTCGACTTCTCACTCGTTCAGGCACTAAATGAGGACATTATGACAATGTTTTCATCTCTTGATTTCTTTGATAATGCACTTGGTAATCCAAACCTGATGTTTGGTGAAACGTATCCCGATCTTGATCAATTGAGAAAGGTTTATTTTAACAGGCTTATAGATAAGATTAACTTTAAGCAATTTTTTGAATTTTTTAAATGGTTTGATTCAATACTGGGTGTCATGATTGAGCAATTAATTCCTAAGAAGACAAATTTTAATGGTGTAAATTTTGTAATTGAGTCACACACACTGGAGCGGCATAGAATGAGGTACCTATCAGATCAGATATATCTTAAGCTTTCTGAAAGGGAAAAAGATTTTTCAGATCTGCCCAAGGACTTCGGTACGTCTTCCGGCACCGACCTCGGCTTCGGTACAGATGTTTAGCAAAGTGATATTATAATGACAATTAGTCCATTTAAAGATAGGTTTGAAAAATCTTCAGCATTGACTGGGTCAGCTACAAGTGCAATTGCACCATCTGTGGGTGTTAGCTCATCATTCTCACTTGTCAACCATGCATCAGGAGGGATGACCACAAAAGACATTGATAGATTTAGGCAGGGAACAAGTGTAGTGTCTAGAAGGTATCTTAGAAGAAATTCACCTACGACTGTGGACACGACAAGGAGCGTCGGCGTTATTGGATCTCTTCCAATTTTAACATCAAATGGATATGATGGGGAAAGATTTGATGAAATTCATGCAATAGAAGTTAGAGACTTTGGACAACCCAAGCTCTTTAAAGATAATGAGCCATTTGAAGATATTGCCACAATGAACATAAGCACAAAAATATCTTCAAATATAACATCTGCATATGGTGGTGCAATAGACTACATCAATGATGTCGGTCAGCAGCAATACCCCGTCATTCTATCTAATGTCTCTATGAAATATCCAGACCAGATGGACGGTGTAATAGAGCCTTTTGCCATAAGAGAGGTTATAAGCAATAGGTCTGCAGAAACACCTTTTGTTGCACATAGGGTCCGTGCCCATATTATGGATGGAAATATTGAATCAACATACGGATCAGATACAATTACACAGATTGTCTCAGTAACGGGATCTCAGGAAGTTGATCCATTTATAGATGCAGCTGAGGTTGCAATGGCAAATAGTAGCTATACATTATTTGCACCGGGCTTTACATCAGATATAGAAAGACTGTCACCCCCTTTTCTTGATAGGGGTTCACCTGGTGCAGAGGGAAAAGAGAGGTTTTGCATGGTCCTGGTGGGAACAGCATCATCAAGGGACGTTGGCCTAGTTGACTCTCATCACAAGGCTGCAGGATCAGGATTTAGTTATGAAAATAATCCCGAGGGTACAGACTCTATAGCATTTGGCGGATTGAAAAGATGAGTGACAATAGACAACTAGGAGACTTTAACAGGCCAGTCGAAAGGGTCAGAGAATATCCAGACTTAAGATTAAATTTTTCTACACTGGGTGTAGGAAGGTCTGCGGGAGGAAGACAGGGAAAGACAAACCTTGAGTACAAGCTAGGGGGATATCTTGCCGGCTGGTGGGACTTTAGAAAGCCAGGCGGAACACCAACAGCTGTCAATCAGTACAGCGACAGCAATAACGGAACCCTTTCAGGTGTTTCAGATGTTAACCTAGAGGAAGATAATCCATTTGATGTAAGAGATGGACCAGAAAGACAAAGACCCCTCTCAGCAACTTTTAACGATACTAATACTGTGTATCTTGTAGATAATGGCTCTGGGGTCGGAGACTCTGAGTACACACCCTCTGCATCTACAACACTTGGCTTCTGCATCCAGGCGTGGGTAAATAGAACCGGAGGCTCTTCAAGTGATGACACAATTGTCTCACTGGCAAGAAACAATGGAAATAATGCAACTCAGACAAAGATGGTCTACAGACTTTACTTTGAAGACGATGATGATAAGCTAACATTTAGAATGTACGAGGGATCTGCAGCACAGACAGGTAACTACATAGAGGAGAAGATGGACACTGCATGGCAGCATGATGGCTCTTGGGCACATATACTTCTCTATGTAGATCAGACAGGAGCGGCATCAGATCCAGGAATAGTATTCTTTGTTAATGGAATCAGACAGTCATCTACAACTACAAAAAATAGCTGGGGCGGTCTGACACTTCCAAGCCCACTTCCTCCTTTGACAATAGGCGCACAAAGACAGGTAAATGGATCTGGAGTCTTTACATCAAATTCAGAATTTTTTAAAGGCTCTATGTCTGAGATTGCCTTTTGGAAGGATATTCCAAAGGGAGGTAGGCTTGTCAATGAGAATGCTGCTTCAGCACTATATTCTGCAAGAAAAGGATTCTACTCAAACAAGTCAGGAATTCTAAGTGAGCCATACAGGTTAGAGCTAAGAAGAAGAGATTCTGCAACCGGATCTTATCCTACAATCAATAGAACGGGAGACAGGACTAGGTTAGGAAATTATTCTACAGTATTTGATGATAGAAAGACAATTGCATTTACAACATCTTCAGCTGTGTATCCACAAGTCTTAAATTCTGATTCTCCAAATTTTATATTTCCAACTAGCTCAATAGGCACTGTAACAAGAAATCTAAGAAAAGGAGTGTCAGACGGCCGTGTTGAATTTACTCCTGGTGAGTCTCTCGGGCCATTTGACGATAGTCTAATAGCCTTAGGTACCACTAAATTTTATATGACAGGAACATCTCCAGAGGTAATGGAGGGATTTTCTAATCCACTTAAGAGCAAAACACAGCTATTTTTTGATATCACACCATCAGAGACTCTTACACTAACAAGATCACCAAATGCTAGATTTAAACCCCTTGATGCAAGTGCTCAACCTACTAAGACAGGATTTGCATACTGGAATGCATCACTAAGAAGATGGGAGCAAATAGGAACATCAGATCCTGCCACAGGTGCAGATATTAAATTTGATTACGCAATTAAGGGCGGCAGTTTAAATACCATGGCAAGCGGGACAAACTCATATCCTCAGCAGTTTACACCTTGTCAACATACTGGATTTTCAAGAACAGACATACTCTCTAATGATAACGAAAAACTATTTAAGCAGAGGCTATACCACCTAATAGGATCTCCAACAGTCTCATCTTTTGCACCATTTAAAACCATATATCATGCAACAAGTAGCCAGACAGTTAGAATGTCTGATTATATATCTCATCCATTTCTTTTAGAAAAGATAGTAGTTAAAATGGAGGGCAGGGCACAGCGAATTCACCCAAGAGGTAGAGAGGGTGCTGCACTAAGACATCAAGATGACTATATGTTCTTTATCTATAGACAGGAGAGAAGAAATCAAAGCGGAAGCTTTAGAGGAGGAGGGCCGACAAGTGCAGCACAAGGAACACCTACACCTTCTAAATTTTTTAGGATTGACTCAGCTGCAGATGTAACAGGAAGTCAGAGATTTCTAGTATGCAGCGGTGCAATGACATTTTATCAGGGGTCAATACCGACAACAGATGCAGATTCAAACAGGGTTGTATACGACTACAGTCCATACAATACACCTGCTTTCTCTCATGATTTTAATATTCCATCTGCTACAACAGATAATTGGAAAGTTGGTCAATTTACAGGATCTATAAAGCTTGAAATAGAACCTGCAGTTGCAAGCCAGGGAATAAAGGGAAGATCTGTAATCTCTAACTGTGAGATCGGATCTCAAGCAACTAGGGGTGCTGCTGTTTATCACTATTGGCCTGGAGGAACTACATCAAAGCCATTTATGAATAGTACATCATCAAGAGGGGCAGCATATGATAATATTGAACCATCTCAGTACACAGGCAAAGTAGGTGTCGAAGGAAGATATAGCACATATACATTTTATCAACTTCACAAAGGAGGATCTCCTGCAATTCCAATGTCAGCACAGGCTTCTAGGGAGCTTCCAATAGTTGAGATAGACCCCAGGACTATGAGACCTCTTGGCCCTCCAATAAACAATGGAATTGTCTTTGGAACTGCAGGAAATGCAAATGTCGGAAAGGCTCCAATAAATGATACAAATCACTCTGCAAAATCTCCATATATTTTATTTCCTGAAGATGAGATTGTATTTGGTCTCGAGGCTGCAATTGCACCCGGAAACATATCAAGCCTAACAGGGTCTGGAAACTCTAATGGAAACTTTGGAGGACAAAATTCACTCTCAGGATCAAAGCTTGAGATATTTCAGT